GCAAAGGGAGGACGTGGGAATCCACATCCTAAGCCGCCCATAAAGCATGGAGGTTATTCTTCTGTATATTGGGATACGCTGTCAGATGAAGAAAAGCAACTCATTGATGAGTTATCGGATGATACAGAAATATTGCTCATGGAGCAGATAAAACTATTCAGTGTCCGAGAACGTCGTTTGATGCAGGCTATCAACAAATACAGAAATTCTGCAGAGCCTGTTGCCCTGAGCTTTACACAGAGAGGAGAAAGAAAAAGAACTTTTGATGGTACAGAGGAACAGAAAAAAGCTGATAAAGAGGAGTATGATCGCAGGATAGCAGAAAGTATCAAAAAAGAGGAGAGGATGCCTGGAAGAGAATACAGTACATTTACCCAGACTGAAAATAAGGACAATATCATAGCCCGCCTCGAAGCTGAGCTATCTAATGTGCAAGCTAAAAAAACAAAGGCGATTGAAGCACTATCTAAATACCGCATGGAAAAAGCGAGATTGGATAGCGAGAATGCCGGAAATGATGCCGTTGACGATTGGATTGCAGCTGTATTGGGAGAGGATGTGAGCGAAAATGGATAAGAGATCACGAGCCTTGAGGCAGCAATTCTTTAGAAAGAGGATCCCTGTATATAGGAAAAATCCGGTGTTATTTGCAAGGGAAGTGCTGCTATTTGAACCAGACGAATGGCAAAGAAAAGCCTTAATGGATTTGGCAGAGAATCCCAAAGTTGCTATCAAGTCAGGACAGGGTGTTGGAAAGACAGGTATGGAGGCTGCGGCGCTTCTGTGGTTTCTGACTTGCTACCCG